CCGGCTGCCTGAAGTAGGCCGCGGCCGGCCACACCAGCGGTGGCGCGTCGGTCATCGGGTCGACGTCGAGCGAGGTATCTCCCGCGTACAGCCGCTGCTGCTGCTCGTTGGTGTAGCGCGTCGGCTTTCGGCGCAGCGCGCGCACGCCGCGGTGCTCGCAGCGCAGCGTCACGGTCGCGCTGGGACCGTCGACGATCTCACGCGTGGCGACGGTGCCGCGCCAAAGCTCCAAGGCGTCAGGCATCGCACCGGTGTCGGGGTCAACGAAGCCCTCCAGCACGCGCACGGCCGCGCCTTCGATCGCGTCGTCCAGCCCCAGCGCGATCTGCGCCTCTGTCGCGCCCGGCAGCACGATCTCAAGGCTCGGCAGCCCTGTGCCGTCGTGCGCGATCGCTGATGCGCCCACGATGTCCGGCTGCCACGTGTACCCGCCGAAGACGATGGGCACGCCCGCAGCCGTGAGCCGCTGCGGCGCCGGGGTGTAGAGGATCTCGACCAGCTGCGCCATGGGGATCTGCTCACCGGCAAGCGCTCGGTCGAGCAGCGCCTGGCCGCCTGCGTTCAGCGTGCGCACGTCAGAAAGCCTCGACCAAGGTCAGCTCGAGCGGCTGCTGCACCAGGCCGGGCGTGTACGCCGCCGCAAGCTCTGCAGCCGCAAGCTCGAAGGTTGACGTCGGCGAGTTCCAGGACAGGGCCGTGCCGGAGGTCACCGAGCGCCGCAGCGGCAGCACCAGCGGCACCGTGGCAGCGCCGGCGTCCGTGAACGCCACGGCCGACCCAGCTTGCAGCAACTGGCCGCCCACCACGCCCAGAAAGTCACCCGCAGCCAGCGACGCTGAGCCCGCGAACGCGCTCGCCGCCGCGCTTTGCTCAAACTGCCAGTCGTCGAGGTTGATCTGGGCGATGCCAGTCGCCGGGTTGGCCTGGGCCCAGACATAGGCGCGCACGCTGGCAGCGTTGCTGGGCGCCGTTGCGGTGTGCGTCAGCCGCGCCGCGCTGAGCGGGGCGGTGACCGTTGTCTGGGCATTGCTGAGCACTGTGGTGCCATCGGCAGCCATCCAGTCCCAGTACAGGCGAAGGCCGCACGCCGTGGCCGACAAAACCGACACGGCCATGCTGTAAGGCCGCCCAGGGATGATGCCGGCCGCGTCCTGCCGGACTCCAATGGCGTCGCCGGATGAGGTGCCCAGAGCGGCGGCCGTGATGCGCTGCGACCGCAGTCCGGTCGCGCCTGGCAGAGGCGGACCGGCCTCGAACGTGACCGCGCCGGTCGACCCAGTGATGTACGAATGCATGTGGTCTGAGCGACCGTTGGCATCGGTGTCGACCTCGAAGCTGCCGCCCAGCAGCATGTTCGGCGCGGGCGCCGCACCGATGACAGACACCGAGGACGCGCCGGCCGCGGCGCTGGCGCCGAGGGTCATGCTGCCGCGGGCGTTGCCCAGGGGCACGCTGCGGTGCCAGGGTCGCAGGCGGACAAGGTCGCCACTGGCCACCAGCGACTGCAACCAGGCCTCCCGCGCGGCAGCCTGGGCGGCGTCGCGCCAAGCCGGCAGGGTCACGGTCACGACCTGGCGGTGGCCAAGGTGCGCCACGCGCTGGCGCTGGCCGCCGTAGAAGCCCGCCCAGCCGCTGGTGGGCACGCGCGCCCCCCAGGTCAATGTCTGAGGCTCCCACTGCGGGCCGGCAGGCCAGTCTCGTGTCGCCATGGTCAGCCTCCCAGGCCCAGTGCCAGGTTGCGCTGGCGCCCGCGCTCGAACTCGCGCAGCGCCCGCTCGACGTCGCCGTCTGCGCCGCGGCCGACATTGCCATTGAAGTTGAGGATGTACGTGGCGCCGCCACCCGCGCCGGATCCGGCGTTCTGCACCGGCTCGACGCGGCCGCTCTGGCGGCTGAGCAAGTAGTCCTTGCCGCCAGATCGGAACATCTCGCCGGGGCCGCCGTACTCGTTGACGCTGTAGACGCGCCCCGGCGCGGTGCCGCCACCGGTGGCGCGCGCGCCGCCAAACAGACCGGCCAGGAAACCCGTCAAGGCGCCAGCGTTGTTGCTCTTGCCGCCACCGAAGAGGTACTCGTTCAGCTGGGCGGCAGCGGCCTGCGCAATCATGCGCTGCAGGGTCTGGCGCCAGAGCTCGCCGATGCTCGCGAAGTTGCCCGCCAACAGGCGCTCCAGCGTGCTGCCCAGAGAGTCCTGGATGCTGGCCTGCGCCTGCTTGGCGAACTCGCTGAGTTGCTGGATCGGCTCGACGGCGTCCTCGCCCAGCCGCTTGACGACCACGCGCACACCTTCGGCCCACTGCTCGGCGCCGATACGGCCATCGCTGAAGGCCCGGTTCAGCAGCTCGACCTCCGCGGTGACCTCCTGCAGCTGCCCGGTCGGCGTCTGCGCCAGGATGGCGTCCAGCCGGGCCTTGTCGGCAGAGGCCTGCTTGGCGGCGGGAGAGAGCGCCTGCAGCGCCTCTTCGATGTCGAGGATTGCTTCGTCGATCGATCCGCCGCCGCCCGCCTGCCGAAGCTCGATCAGCGACTGCAGCTCGAGCCGCAGCTCGGCGATCTTCTGGGCGTCGGTCTCTGTCAGCCGCTTGAGCGCCTTCTCGGTGACGTCGTCGATCTTGGCAAACGCGGGCTGCTGGGGCTTGTCGAGCGCTGGCCTGGACGCCTTGTCCTTGCCCTGCGGATCGAGCTCAATGCCAGGACCTTTGACCGAGGGCCTGCCCGTGCGCGGTTGGAAGGCTGGATCCAGTGCCGCAACAGGTTCGGCGAGCTGCTGAGACACGTCCTTGTAGAAGTCCAGCAAACGGGTGAGGCGCTCGCGCTGCTTGGCGAACACCTCGTCCTGCGCCGATCCGAACAGGCCCCGTGAATTCTTCTGCTGCGCTTCCAGTTTGGACAGTTCCTGGGTGTAGAAGCGCACACCGTCTGCGGCGTCGAAGAAGCCCTTGCCGGTGATGAAGTCGCCGAAGTTCAGGCCGCGGGCGGCCTTGATGCGCACCGCCACCTCATTGAGCGCCGGCAGCAGAGCGCTGACGAAGCTGCGCCCCACGTCGGTGGCGTTCTTGCTCAGCGCGGCCAGCTCCTTGTTGAACTTCTCGGCCTCGGCCGCCTGCGCGGCAGTGACAGTGGCCACGCCGGCGCCGTTTTCTGCCAGGTCCTTCAGCAGCGGCGCGACCTCTCGCACGCTCTTGCCGAAGAGTTCCTGCACGAGCCGGGCCTTGTTGGCGTCGTCGGCGTACCCGCTCAGCGCCTTGGCCACCGACTGCAGGGCCTGCGTCGGGTCTTCCCGGCGCAGTTCAGCGGCAGACAGGCCGATGCCCTTCAGCGACTGCTCCAGCGGCGAGCCGGGCTGCGCCTCCTGAAGCACCTTGTTCAGCTTCAGCAGCGCCGCGCCCGCCACGTCGATGGTGGTGCCCGTGCGGGCCGCAACGTCCTCCAGCGCCGACAAGCTCTCGACGGTTGCGCCCGTGGCATCTGCCAGATCGTTCAGCGAATCCAACCCGTCGACCGTCGCCCTGAAGAAGGTCGAAAGCCCCGCCACCGACAGTGCGCCGGCCAGCGCAGACCCGACGCTGGTCGCCAGGCCAGACAGCCGCTGGTACCGCGACTCGATGTCGGCGGCCGTCTTCTGGGCGATTCGGCCCGCGCGATCCATGCCCTGCTGCAGCTGCGCCAGCTGGGCGACCAGATCAATAGACAGGGTTGCGAGTGCCACGGGTTGAAGTCCTTGGTGTCAGGCCATGCCGTTGTGCTGCGGTGGGCGGTGGTTTCGGATCACGCCGAGGCGGCGCACCAGCCCATCGACATCGCACACGCCGAGCAGCGCCACGACGACATCGAGCCCGGCCCACTCGATGCCGCCCTGGCCGTTGGCCAGCAGCCTCCAGGCCGCGAATGCAATGAACTCATCTTGGTTGGCTTGCGCGGTTTCGCCCCTGATCTGGACACCGGGCGCGGCGGCATCCAGCAGGGCCGTCAGTTTTTTGCGGCTTCCTCGGTGCGCTTGAGGTGCGCTGAGATTTGCTCGGCGATGGCTTCTGCGATCTTGCGGACCATCGCCACGTGATCGCGCACCCACGCGGCCCAGAGTTCGGGGTCGAACGGCACCGAGTCACTCGCGCCAATGGCCGGGCCGAGAAGATCGGCCTCGGTGAAGCCGCGCCAGTCCTCCACGTACTCGCACACGTGGTCGACCGTGACGCCGGCCGTGAAGCGGTGCAGCTCCGCCTCCAGCGGGCGCCGAAAGCACACCTCTTGCGCCGGGTTCTCGCCGACAGCCGGCCGCAGCTCCACCCAGTGGCGGCGCTGCTCGCGGAGCTGCTTGAGCACCAGACTGGTCACGCGGCACCTTCGATGATGAAGCCCTTGACCGTGACGCTGATGCTGCCGGTTCCGGCCTGGCCCTGCTGCACGTCGCGGCCGGGCTTGCTGGGCTCGCCGCGGAAGATGGCCACGTCGCCGTTGGACCAGGTGACGCGGAACACCCGCAGCGTGCTGTTTCGCGCGGCGCGCCGCACGAGCTGCAGCGCCTGGCTGGCCAGACTCTCGGCCAGCAGGTTGATCGTCATCGTCTCGGCTGCCAGCAGGCCATTGCGCTCCTGCCGGATGTTGTCGATCAGCCGCGTGACGTTGAGCTTTTCGCCCTCGCCGCCGCCCTCGGCGATGCTGGTGGCCGATGCCAGGGTGGCCCAGGCGGTGATGGGGATGTAGTTGCCGCCGGTGTAGGCCGGGAACAGCGTGGTGTCGATGTCCTCGAGCGAGAAGGTGTTGGTCGCGGGCGAGAGCACGCGCACGGCTTGGCCGTCCAGGTTGACCATGCCGGTCACCTGGGTCATGTAGCCCACCGACTTGGCCGTCAGGCCGTGCGCGGTGGCCGTGGCAACGCCAGGATTGGCCTGGGTGACGCCCGAAACCGTGATGGCCGAGCCTTCCGTGAGACCGACCTCGACGCGAACGCCGCGGCCAATGATGAGATCGCCTGCTGCCATTTCTGGCTCCTTTCAGTGCTGAGATGACCGGCCGCGGGGCCGGCAGTTGCCGGAAACAACAAGGCCCGCACGCGGCGGGCCTTGGACGTGACGGGTGGCGTGTGGACTCAGGCCCACCACTCCACCGTGAGCTGCTCGCCGTCGAGACCAGCCTCGGAATCGAACGCAGTGGTGCGGTCGGTGACCGCCACCCCACGAGCGACAGGCGCCGTCGCCAGCGCCGCGGCGACCTGATCCGCCACCTGCGTGGCTTGCGTTGCGGTGCGCGCCCAGCACTGGATCGAAAGCGTCGCCGCATCGGCGATCACCTGGCCCAGCAGGTTGAGCGTGTAGTCGTGCCGCGCCGACAAGACGACGAACGGCGGCTCGTCGTCGGCCAGCGTTGCGTTCTGCGCGATGCGGTCGGCCACCAAAGCGGCCAGGCCAGCGTGCGCCCGCAGCAGGGCGATGCAGTCCGACTCGGCGCTCATGGCGTGATGTCCGGCGCCGGAGCGCGCGGCCGGTTCAGCGTGGCGATCGCCGGGCCGATCTTGGCCTTGAAGATCTCCAGCGCTTGAGCCAGGCGCTGTGCGGCGGGCTGCAGGAACGGGCGCGGAGCGGCGCTGGACGTGCCGAACTCGACGAAGCGCCAGTAGAAGGGATCTCTCGGCGACCTAGCACCGCGCGCGGCCTTTGGGGCCGGGCGGACGTTCACGAACACGCCCACGTCGCCCTTGCGCCGCGCGATCTTGCTGGTGCGCACGGAGATTGCGCTGCGCAGAGTACCCGGCGCACGCACGCCGCGCCGCACGGCGGAGTCGGTGGCAGAAATCACTGGCGCGAGCCGACGTGCGTCGTTGCGCACCACGCGAGCGCCGGCGGCCAGCGCGTTGCGCAGGGCCTTCTTGCGCAACTTGGCCGGGATCTCCGACAGCGCCTGCTTCAGGTCGGGCAGGCCGCGAATGGTCGCGCTGATCATCGTGCGTCTCCGGTGCCGCTGGAGCACATCAGCTCGAGTACCTCTCGCTGGCCGCGGACGTCGATCGGAGGGCCCTGCACCTCGTAGGCCTCGCCGCGCCACAGCACTCGCCACGAAGCCTGCACGTCGGTGCGGAAGCGGATGGTGAACTTGGCCACCAGCGATGCCTGCATCTGACCGGCCGCGAAGTAGTCACGACCGCGCAGAGGCTCTGCTGCGGCAAAGACCGTTTCGACATCCAGCCAGGTCTCCAGCGCCTGGCCGCGGTCGTCGCGGCCGACGGTTCGACGCTG